ACGAGGTCCGGGTGTACGCCTTCAAGGCGCGACAGTGAGCGGGTGCCGAGGACGATGCTCATACGCCAGCCAACTTTATGAGAATGCCGATCAGCAGCATGATGATTGTCCCCGCAGCAGTCATACCGACACCTTCCAACCGCTTCAGCCGCGCGCAGATACTCTCGTACCGGAGCGTGCAAACCTGTTCGTGCGCGTCAAGGCGGGCTTCGGTGTGGTCGATAAGGCTCATAGCAGGCGTCACTCTACGGTAGTTAATCAGGCCGAACAGCCCATGCTGGAAGGTTATACTGCTGACGCAGACGTTGTGCCTCTTCGCCCCGACTTGTCGCGCGGGCGGATTGGCCGGCGGCGGGGAGCATTACGTAATTACGGCGCGGTACAGGCGCTTTACCGGTGGCAAACGCGTTGCGGGCAGCCGCGGCCTGACGGGTTGTCATGGCGTTGGCGCGCAATTTTGACGCTCCGCCGGCCAAGGACGTACCTAGCGCAACCGCAGCGGCCTCTGGTCCCAAGAAGGACAGCATAGACGCCGCGATGCCTGCTTCGGCGGCTAGCCCGCGGATAGAGTTCGGGGTTAGCCAATCAGCGATAAAACGAAGCGCCTTGTTTGACGCAGTGCCGCCGGCAATTTCGCGGATATACTTCTGCTCTTCGGCGCTGAAGCCCTTCATCCGTTTCGGGTTGTTGGCGATCTCGCCAAATTTTTGGCGCAACGCTTGCCCCATAGACGGGGGCTTTTCGCCGGTCTGCGAGCGGTTATACGCTGCCTGCACAGTGTCATCAAAGATTTCGGTGCGCGCTTTACGCGACCACAGTTCACGCGCTTTCTTCAGCGCGAAAGCGCCTTCAGGAGCGTTACCCGCCGAAACATTCTGCGGGTTCATCACGAAATCGTCGATTTTTTCGATAATGATCCGACCCAAGCGACGTTCATCCGGGGAAATGCTTCCCGCGGCGTTCTTAGCTACCCGGCGCAGCACATCAATGTCGTCCAAACCGAGCGGGTTTCCTGATTTGACCGCTGCGTTAAAATCGCGCAGCGTTGCGGCGACTTTAGGGTGCATAGTGCGGTTGAAGCCTTGGCGGGTCAGATCGGCGCCAATATCTGCAGTAAGCGTGGAAAAGTTCTGGTTGGGAAAAACCATCCCTGCGCTCTTCGCCTGTGTATACGCCGCGTCGGCTTGTGCGCGCAACTGGTCGATACTCGGGCCTTTATCGGTTTTGACGCCGGGTTTGCCGCCCAGAAAGCCGCCCGTAAATCCAAGCGCCGACAAAGCTAGGGGGTCAGTCACTTCACCATAGTTGGCGGCCGCAGACGGCAGACCAGCCCCAAATGCTCCAGACAGGGCTTGCGCGCCCGGCTGTTGGGCCATGACGTTTAGTACGCGCTGCGTAGTGCCCGCGTACCGCGGGGCCAGCGTGCGAAAAGCTGCGGCGGGCGAGACGGCGCTCGCGGTCCCTTCCAGCACATCGCTGTATACCTGCTGAGTTGGTGTAGTAGGCCGGGCGCCGATACCAGCTCTTTCATATACGTTCTGGATAGTCTGCGACGGCAGCGAAACCCGCGGACCGCCAAAAGCATTCGCCGCAGCGTTGTACCCCAGCGTCAAGAGATCACTAAGACCCAGCGACAAGACGCCGCCAGCAGCCCCCGGAACGGCGCCAATACCGGCGAAAGGCGCACCGGCAGCCGCGCCCGCGGTAGCCACCGTGGCATAAGGTGCTAGAGCACGCGTAGTGACGCCCAGCCAGCGCCCTGCCGAGTTATCCCGCGAAGGCTGCTGCCACTCGATTTTATTAGGGTCGATGGGTGGCGGCGCGGCGGGCGCAGCCGCAAACGCGGCTTCAGCCGGCGTTTCTTCATCCCATTTAACTTCAGCGGGATTAATCGGCATACTCGACGCTCCCGTCGCTGAACTCGACCACGCGGCGCCCTTGGTATGTTCCAGAGCGGACTACACGCTTTCCGGTGGCAGCTATCGGCGCCTTACCCGCTTGCGAAACGGGCGCCGCGCGGCCTTCCAGCTTGGCTTTACGCGCTTCGGCGCGCTCTAGCCCCCGCTGTACGATGTCGCGCAGTTCGGCGGCTGCCTGTACAAACGCTGCCTCAGAAATGTTGCGGCCGAGCCGGCTAATCGCCGCGGTAGCCTTTTCGCCTTCGACCTGAGTGATCGCGCCCCCACCGCGCAACTTGTCGAACGCCTCCAGAAACGCTGCGCCAGTTACCTGCTTGTACATGGCGTCAAAGTCGGCTTCTTTAGACCCCGAGAATAATCGCATACCGGGGATGCCTAACCCCACTACACCTTCAAAACCTTCGTGCGGCGCCACGCCGCCTTTTGGGATAAAAATTTTGCCGTCTTTACCGATGGTAGCGTCGCCGACCATCTGCTTCAGAACATTCAAGCTGCTGCGAGCAATTTCGGTGTTTTTCGCGTACTCGCTCAAAAACGCCACGTCGCTTTCGGCCTGTTTCGACGAGCGCGTCTCTTCGTAAGTTTCCTGCGGCGTTCTGCGTTCCGCCTTGGCTTTTTCACGGATAACCGGCGTCGGCACATTATAGACGCCGGGTGTAGGTGACTGCATCGGCGGCTTACCGCGGAACTGGACGCCCGTATCTTCATAGCCTTGCAGCGACTGCGTCTGCTGAAGCGTCGGTGCACCTTCTTCAGGGCGGTAGACGGCGCTGCGCATACCTTCCGGCGCCTGTTCGTTCGGCATGATCCGGATGTTGTTGGCCCGCAAAATCTGCGCCAACTGCTCGTCCTTGCCCGGACCGGCGGCAGCGCGCATAGCCTCGAAATCGGACTGCGACACGACGCCGGTGTCCATCATCGTCTGGACCATAGCGCCGAGGTCAGGCTGCGGTGCCGCACCCATAGACATAGGCTGAAGCGGGTTGCCCATCGGAATGCGGTTAAGCGGAATGCCTTGCTGAATAAGGTCTTGCGGCGTGGTGTTGACCCCGCGGGTTGCGCGTGCGGCAGGCCCTGCGGGCGGAGCGGCGCCCATCGAAGGTGCGGTGGCGGCTGGTGCGGGCGGACGGGCGCCGGCGGCAGAAGGCTTGAATTGGTTAAGCGGAACGATACCCTGTGGGCCGAACCCGCCAGTGACGGCGACAAATGTATCGCCCTTTTCGTCTTGCACGACTTCGGTTTCGCGGGGGCCGTAGGTAGCGTTAAACACTTGGTTAACGCTGCCAACCAGCTTGATCAACTTTTCTGGCGAAAAATCCTGCGGCGGAAGATTGGTTGTGAAGAACTCAACCATTTCTGGGCTGTCCTTACCGACAGCGTTCAACCAAAGCTGATAGCCTGCTTGGTTTTGCACTATCGGCGCCCGCGACGTATGGTACGCAAGCTTCTTGCCGGCCATCTCAATCTCAGCCGCCGATGCTTCGCGCTGTTCCTTGGCCTGCGCCAATTGCATCTGCTGCTGCGCGACCGCAGCCTGCCGCGCTGCGGCGTCTTGCTGGCGCATCATATTGATCATCTGCGCGCCCTGCTGGATAGCCGGGCCAAGTACGTTAACCTGTGGGGCGCGGGCGCCGAGGGCGATCATCTGGTTAGCCATCAGAAAATACTCGGATTGGCGGCAAAGGTGCGGTTGACATCGGCCGAAAGACCGCCACCGCGGTTAGCTAGCGAGTTCATGTAGTTCACCTGCGCCTGATACAGCGGAAACTGCGTGGCCATGCTGCCGATAGACCCAAGGGCGCTTCCGAGCGCGTTTGCGCTGCCGACATAACCCGACGCGCGGGCCGCGCCAGCGTTCATGATGTTCTGCGCTTGGCTTTGCCCGGCCTGACCGGCGGCGCCAGTTAGCACGTTAGCCGCGCTCTGGCCCGACCCCATCAGCGACTGAAGCGGGTTCAGGCGCGCGGCGCGCTCGACCTGATAGCGGTTGAACGCGTTCTGGTATTCCTGACTGGCCAAGTCCTGCCCGAAGCGCTGGATGCCCTTCAGCGTAGCGCCCGACATCAGACCGCCGCGTGCAGCCGCCGAACGCTCCAGCGCCTTCGTCCCTTCTGACTGGCGGAAGGCGTAGCCGGGGTCTTGCTGGAACTGTTCGGTGCCGAAGGGCTTGGCAAGGCTGCCGTAGCCGGCAGCCGTAGCGTCACCGCCGATGCCGAGCAATTGCATGATCTGCTGCTGCGCAGTGAGGCCAGCCTGCCGGAACGGCTCTTGCAGTTCAATCTGCCGCTGGAACATCCGCTCCTGCGCGGCCAGCGCTTCCCGCGAAGCCTGCTCCTGCGCGCTGGCAGCCTTCTTAGCGCCGCTCGACGCGATAGCCGCACCGCCAATGGACGCAACGCCGCCGATAATTGCACCTGCAACGGGCATCAGTCTAACTCCATCCTGAATATGCGGTGCGGAACACCGAATGTTTCTATCACTTCTCCGGTCGGCTGCATACCCCCTTGACGGGCAAAGCGTTCGACGTGCGGCGACCGCGGCGGTATCTTGGTCCAAAGTGCCTTGGCGCCGTGCCGGCGCGCGAAGTCGATGCCTTCAGCGCGGGCGGCGTTGCCCCATTCGCCGCGGCCGCTGCGCAGGATGAAGGTGTGGACTTCATACGTGCGCGGCGCAGTCCATAGCAGCCCAAAGCCGCCATGTTCGCCAAGCAGGAACCAGTGCTCTGGCCGTTCGACAATCGCCGACAGGTCCAGTTCGCCGGCTTCCGGCGCTCCCACAAACGGTCGCACGTCAGGGTGATTGACTACCCGGTTGACGGCGTCCGCGTCGTGAGTGCGCGCCAGCCGCATTAGCTGACCAGTCGGCCCGAGGCGCGGATATTGATGGCCGAAGCCGTGCCGGCGATGGTCGAGATGAACCCGTTGACCGGCAGCACATGCCCGACCAGTTCGGGGAACGTATATGTCTCGGACGGCTGGAGCGTCTTGGTCTTGACGATCAGGTTATCATTCGTCGCGCTGCCGGCGGCCGTGATCAAGTTGACGCTGATCGTCGCTGCGTTGGCGCTGTAATTGGTTGCCGTAAACTTGTCGATAATCGTCTGGACGCCATTCGACGTGTATTGCGTCGTCTGGCTGTTCTCCGCGGTCTTGGCCGGGATGATGTTGCTGATGGTAACGGCCATTTATACCTCCATGGAACTAATGTTATCGCTCACCGTGAGGATAACCGACGGCACCGCGGGGTGGACACCCGTCGCCGGATCGGCGTGCAGGCTGACACCAAGGTCGTCCACTTCCCACATCAGTTCAATATAGTCGCCGGCGTTCAGTTGTATCAGATAATTCCACGACACGACAAGTTCCGTGTTATTGCCTTCAAGGCGAATCACGCCGGCGCTTTCAGGAACATTAAAGCCGTTTTTGCGCAGCCAAATCCAAGCGCGGTGCGGGCTCCCGCCGGCATTAATAAACTGCGCGGAAAACTGAACGTTGTAGATGTTGGGGCGGTCAACGGAAATATGTGAGGTGGTAACGCCTCTGGTCACGCCGAATGATAAATCGGTCGTGTTAAACGTAATCGGGTAGGCCGTGTTGATGACGGCGGCCGTCTGATCGGTCGTATCATAAAAAGAGCCGTAGCGCGGGGTGCGGTACTCGCGGGCTGGCGGTGACAGCGCCAGCGCTTGAAGCTGCGACTGAATAACCGCGATGTCGGTTTCGCTGGCCGCGCGCGGTTCGGCGCCGACAGCTTGTGCCAGACTGTTGACCTTGGCGTCTACGTCGGCCGTAGCCGTGCAGCAATCAGGTGCGCTTTCCAGCCCCTGAATAGCTTCGCCGAACACGGCATCATAAGAGGCCAGCAGCGACGCCGTGTCGGGGGCTAGAACCGTTTCGTCTTGATTAGTTTGCGTTGCGGTCAGCAGCGACAGGAAGAACCGATACCACTCACGGCTAATCGCCCCGCTGCGCTCGTCGATCAAGGCGACGCGCGGCGGCGTAAGCTGTGTGGGGTTGATCGGTGCGGTCATCAGGCCCGCGTCCCGCTAAGGAGCAGTTCAGCGCCCATGATGTAGATACGCACCGGGTCGGTGCCTGACACCTCGTAAACGCGGTCGCGGATTTTCATCGTCGCGCCTAGCCGCCGCCAGATGGTACGGTAGCCGTAGCGGCCGATCTGGCCCATCGACTTCCAGTGTTCGTTTGACCACGTATGGCCGCCGTCGTCTGACCAGCGCAGCATGACCTGCGGGTTGCTGCCCTGCCCGACGTTCAGACCAACGCCTGTCTCGCAGTCAAGCTGCATCGAGTGCTGGATCGTGCGGGCCAGATTGTTAGCGCCGGTCGGCAGCGCGCGCCACGAGCGCAGCCATTTCTGCGGCTGGCCATCATCCGAGTAGACCTCAAGGTCGAACTTGTAGATTTTGCCGTTCTGGTAGTCGCCGATGACGTTTGTGCTGTTGAAAAACATCTGGCTATTTCCGCGATGGCGGTTAAACTGCCCGGCCGCAAACGAGGCGCGTTCGTGCCATGCGCCGGTCGCCACGTCGAATACCCACGTCGTGTTGGCGCTGGGGAAGTTCAGCACATAGAAGCTGTGGCCGTCCTGCTGATAGGTGTAGCCGACCGCGTCTTCGATGTTGGCGTATTCTTGTAGCTGCCACTCGATAGCGTGCGTCGAGACGCGCTGGCCAATATAGCCGGCGGCCCGGTAAACCATGCCTTGCCCGCGGGCGTCCTTGCCGAGCCAGTAAATCTGATTGTCCATCTTGGCGATGGAGTACGGCGCTGCGCAGCCCAGTTCGTTGTACGCGCCTTGGATGCGGGTCAGCGGGAAGTCCAGCAGACCGGCGTCGTACCAGACTTCGGTCGAGTTAGTGCCGAACACCCACACTTCGCGGTGGTCAACGAACACCGCCACGACATCGTCCGGGTTGCCTTCGGCGCTGGCAAATTCCAGCGGGTCAACGCTGGTGCCGTCCAGCAACTGCGTCACCCAAATCTTTTGGCTGTTGGGTTCGTTGAACGTGAAATAGCCGTCGATATAGCCGACCGTTGTCGCACCCGGGAAGTCCGGATCGGTAATCTGCTGGAAAACGCCAGTGTTGGCGTTGTAGATGTAGCCTTGCGGGTTGGCCGCGATAAACAACTGAATGCCGTTGTCGGCCATGCTGACCGAGCCGGTGCCAGCCACAGTGCCCTTAGCGACCGCGTTCCAATTGCTGTCGATTTGGAACAGCGTTGGCCCCGACACAACGTAGCCGTAATTGCCGAACGTCCACATGCCGCGGATCGGGCCAATGCCGACCGTAGCCAGCGCGGTTAGGCCGGGCGCGCGCTGAAGAAAGGCAGGCTCTTTGCCGCCTTCGGGGACAACCTCGGGATAAATGTTAATCATTCTGTTGTCAGCAGCGTTGACGCTGCGAGCGACATACGCCGCCCCGAGGATCGGCGTTTTCATCAGTAGTTCCCTGCGTAAACGTTGAACCGCTGCCTAGTCGCCACAATGCTATACGGCATCGACATGATGTCGTTCGGGTTGTTGATGCGCTTGAGGTTGCGCTTGCTGGCCATCGCAATGCGGCGCACTTGAGATGACGGCTCCGTGCCGAACTCCGGAGCCATTTCGCAGGCCAGATTGTAACGGAACGCCCGCAGATAGCCCGGCGGGAAATGAAGTTGGGTGGCCAACGTCGCCGGTCGGGTCAGTTCTTCAACCGAAACGAAATGCCACTCTAGGTCACGCGTCGGGCGCGGATAGATGAACATTTCCACGTCAGGAAACGTCTCGTTGACGAAGATAACCTGCGGGTACGTCGAGGTCACGGTTTTAACCGCGATGCCGTTGTACTGTTGCTGGTTGATAAACTTGATGCCGTAGCTGACACCGGTGCCCGGATCGCGGAAATAGGTACTGTCGTCGAGCAGCACGGGGCGGTTGCCGACGAAGTTGCCAGAAGGGCCAAGCGTGCGGCGAAGCTGACCGGCCGGCCAGATAAACACCTGATCCTGCGTTGCGAACACGGACAGACGTTCCGTATTCCAGCTATCCAGCATTTGGTTCATGGCGTTCAGCGCGTCTTGAGACGTTTCGGCCGAAGGCACTTCACCTTCGGCCAGAACGCCAAGAAGCCTGAGCGAACCGTTGATGATGTCGCCGGCCGATGCCATTGTCAGTCTTCCTGCTTGATGCGCGGGCGTCCACGGCGCTTGGGGGCCGCCAGTACGTTCACGACTTCGTCTTCCTCGTCGTCGCCATCGTATGCCGCCACGGAAGGCGTTTCAGGGTTATAGCGTTCCCAGCCGTGCATTTCATCATAAATCGCTTCGGCCTCGTCAATCGCGACCTTAGCGCCGTGCACCGCATGAACCATGTAGATAATAGCCATACAACCTCGCAAATGGGCGGCCCGAAGGCCGCCCATGTTTTTAGGCGATAAGCCCGAGCGCCGTAAGGCGGCTCTCAAGCTGTGCAACGCGGGTCTGAAGGTTAGCGATAACCGACAGAACAGTGTTGCCTTCGTCCTTAGTCGCAAAACCCCAAGCACTCGAATTGATGAGGTCTTGGATCGCGTAGTCCGGGGTGCCCGGAGCAGTCGAAGTGATCGACGTAAGCTGAGTGGTCAGCGCCGCGCCCTTGGCCGGATAGACCGGGTTGGCGATGGTGGCACCATCGAGGTACTGGTCCTCGTAAGCGACACCGATAGGCTTGGTGTTTGGCATGACAGTCTCCGTAGAGTTAGGCCCCGGCGGTTAAGCCGGGGCCAAGTCGATTACTTCAGGAACGCCGACCAAGTCGCGTCGCCGGTCTTGACGATTTTATAGGTATGAGCGCCAAAACGCGGCACCGTCACCGAACCGTAGACGGTGATGCCCGTACCGGCCGTAACCGGAACAGTCGAAGACGTACCCGAGTTGTTGTCGTTGCAGATGGTCAGGTCAAACGACGAACCCACCTTGGCCGACGGGATAGCAGCGTCAAGCTGCGCGCCCGTAGCGGTCGTAACGGTCAGGGTTGCGTCGCTGGCCTTCTTGCAAACAACAAGGCCGACAGCCATCTGAGCGCCGGACAGGGTAGTGTCGCCGGTCAGAGTGGCCGGAATCGACTGCACGCCGAGGACGGCTTCGTTCAGGTTGCCGTCGCCAAGCTGGTAGCCACCAGCACCATTAGGAAGAGCCATTATAAATCTCCTATAAGAATTTGCCCCCGGCCGAAACCGGGGGCGGTGTTAGGTTAGCCCCAGAGACGGCAAGCCATCTGCGGACGAATGGTGCTGTAGCCATACAGAACGTCAATACGGCAGGGCATACGGTCGTTGTTGATGTCGTACTGACGAACAACGCGGAGCGAGATGCCGTTGTGCACCTGACGCGACGCCATATCGACGCCCTGCGGCAGCAGGAGGTCGGCGGTGGCGAAGGTGATCGCGTCCTTGTGGTACACGAGGTTCTGCGCGTACTGACCGCCCGAAGCACCGACGAACACCACGGCCTTGCCGTTGCCCGGCAGCGACGAAACGGTGGCGAGGGCGTGACCGGCCGAATACATCGGAGCGACGGTGATGTTGCCTTCGCCCGAGCCGCCCAGCGTGACGTTCGATAGTGCGACGAACTGGAACAGCGAACCAGTCGACTCACGGGTCTGCGGGTTGACAGCGTAGCAGTCAGCGACGGTGAACACGTCGCCGGCCTTGACGGTGTCGCCGCTACCAGCGCCGGTGATGGCGATGGTGGTCGCGCCTTCGACCGTGACAGCCGCCGAGGTCGAACCGCCGGTGGCGTCGCGGGTGCCGCAGGTGAACTGCTTGATCGACTGCGACATGTTGATTTCTTCGAAACCAAGCACGCCGGTACCCATCAGGCCGTTTTTGAACTGACGGCTGACGGTGTCGGTCGGGTTAAACAGTCCCTTCATGCCTTCGACCAGACCGGCGTTGGCGGCCGGGTTGACGGTGGCATAGCGCGGCGACATCACGGCGGCGTTTTCGTTCAGCTTCTGCTGGGCCTGAAGCAGAACCAGCGAAGTGGCCGGCGTGGTGCCGGGGGTGCCGACCGAGTTGCCGATGGTCGAGAAAGCGTTGGCAACGTCCGCGTCAATGCTGGCAGCAAGCTGCGAGATACGCGGCTTGAGCACGCGCTCGGCAAAGTCGTCAAGCTGCATGGTCATTTCGGCGGTGGTGAAGTTCACGCCAATGTGCTTCTGGTTGGCAACGGTCAGCGTGGTGAACTGCTCGTTGTCGTCCTGCACCTGAAGGGCAGCACCGTCGGTGACGAGCGCACGGTCAGGCAGACGGATGCGCAGGGTCGAACCGATCTTGGCGCCTTCGACGGCAAAGCTGTCGTCGTACTGGCGGTTGACGTTGCGGGTGAGCACGAGGTTGTTCTCAAGGATTTCGAGAGCCTTCCGCGTGATCATGTCGATAGTAAGAATGCTGTTGGACATGGTGGTATTCCCAAATTAGCGGTTACGTTGTGCCTCGTACTTCTTGATCTGCCGTAGCCGTTCCGCTTCGATCCATTCCGACGTGCTCATTGACTTGGTCGAACGAGGGTCGGTGGTGTCGTATGCGGGTGCGCTAGAAGCGCGTGGCGTAACAGGAGCAATCGGTGCCGGGGCGGTTGAAGTTTTTCTAACCGGCGGATTTGAGGACAATGAAGCCTCAATCTTTCCGATTTCCTTTGCCTGCAAGATCGGGTGCAATCTGGCGATGCGGTCCGCTTCCTTGGGGTTGGAGCCGAGCCAGTAAAGGACATCGGGGCCAACATCCGAGGCTTGGATGCTCTGCGCCATGTATTCCGTGACGGGCAGGTTGGGGTTGTACGCGACTTGGTCGAAGTCGTCGTAACGGTCCCGCGTTGCCTCTTCACGGTCGTGGTACTGTTCAAGCAAGGCTTGCTGTTGCCGTGCGGCTTCCCGCTGGTTCAGCAATTCTTCCGCCTTACGTTCGGCCAAAGCCTCTGCGTATTGGTCGTAAGTCTCGAACTGCTCGGGACTGATGTCCGCAGAAGCGGCTGGCTTCTGGCGGGCTTCCATATCCGCAAGCCGTTGAGCCTGCTCTCGTTCCCACTTGCGCTGCTCTCTTGCAAGCCGCTTACCGACAATTGCGTCCAGTTCTTCCTGAGTGAAAGTCTTGGAGGCTTCCTGCTCGGCAGGCGTTTCCGGCGTTTCGTTTTCTACAGGCTCGACTGCTGCCGTGGCTTCGAGTTCTGGCGCGGGCACTTCCGCTAGTTCAGGAGCATCATCGCTCATTTGGTTTTGACCTTTCCAGTCACCTGATGTTCCGCATCAGTACGGTTACAGGCCAGTCTACAACATTTGTTGCAGGCTGGCAATCTCGTTAAAGGTTGCCTTCGCTGGTCCAAGTGCCGGGCGATCCGGCCACTGTACATACCCACGACTTTGGCTGACCAACAGCCGGCGATTGATTATACGCGCGGTCGCCAATCTCATATGTTTGGTCAGCGTCGCTAGGGACGCCCGAAGTCGAACTAATCATTTTTCCGTTAACGCCAATCGTTGCAATCATAGCGCTGTCTGGAAGATCGTCGTTCATCAAGCGCTCAAAAGGTGTATTAGCTTCGGCTAGGACAATGCTGTCAACAACGATATATTCGTTGCCGTTGGCTACATTTGAACTTTGGTTTACGTAAGTGTTTAGGAAAATCTGAGTTGCGTCTACCTGAACTGTTACTTCAGTCCACATAAACTGCCATTCCCCAACTGAAAAACGGTTGTTGCGGCTGTCGCTACTTACGGTCGCAGAGCCGTTAAAGCTATCTAGTGTGATTGACGGAAACTTTGTACGGGACGCAAAAACGTCGGTAAATTCGGAAATATCCGGAACATAAACCCAAGCGCCCATAACGATGCGTTTGCCGCGCAGTGACGTAACTGCGCTTCCAACTAGCGTCCAAGTCAAAACATTAAAGTTTTGGCCTGCCGTAGCGGTAATTTTAACCGCATTAGCACCTTTTCGCACCAACGTTGTTTCTTGGGCAAAAGTGCTGCGGTTCGGAGTTACGTTGTTCCAGCCACGGAACCACATATCAAAATTGCGGTTAGGAAAATAGTTGAAGCAAGCGCCTTCTTGCTTGCTACCTTCAGTCAACCAAGGTGAAGCGTTTAACGCTCCATTAGACCATACGTTCTGGCGAACATTAGTTGTATTGCTTGTGGTCAATACCGTTGGGCCACCGTTGACGCCACGCGAAACATGGCCTTCCACAAATAGCCCGTCAACGTCATCTGCAGAAAGCATAGCTGTGCCTGCGGTAACGTAATCAACCAAATTCATTCCAGTGATACGTATGCTTTGACACGCCGTTGTAGCACCAATGGATAAGTAAGGTGTTGCGCGAGGAGCGCTAACTACCTGCTCCCAGTAAGGCGAAGCAAAATGAACTCCCCCGCAACCATCTATTGTGGCCGCAAGAGGTGATACGTGTCCCCCTTCGTCGAGAAGTTGGCGAAAAAATACCCCGTAACTTCCGGTAAGGCTAAAAGCCTTTTTATTGTTTTCCGCCCTCAGATTAATATCTGAAGAGTTTAGATTGGTTCCGACTAAACCAACATCACAGCAGTTAACATGCACGTTGTCTAATGTGCCGATAAACCCAGAAATGTCCAAGCCTACAGCAACGCCATATATAATGATGTTTTTGTAGTAAAATCGGTTGGCGTAAGTAGTGTGCTTAATTGCGGTGCAATTTTGCGCCGCGCCGCCAGCTATATATGTGTTGAAAACAACGCTCGACGCAATTTGCAAATCTTCAACCGAAAAAAACTGCGCATTTGCTGGGTAGACAAAAACAGCAGTACCGTCGCTGATGATAGGGTTAATCCTCGATCCTCGCCCATCACCATATATTTTTGAATTACCATAACACGAAATCGACGAACTTACTTTGTAAATCCCCGCAGGAATATAGACGCTTGCGTTATTGGCGTTCGCGGCGGTGATCGCGGCTTGAATGGCCGCAGTATCGTCCGCTGTGTTGTCGCCAACCGCGCCATAATCCAGTACATTTACCGGCGCGCCTTCTATCATTGAGTATGTTGCTTTGGTCAAAGACATGGCGGACACCTATTTTGAAAATGATTGAGTTTCGCTGTTTATCAAACGCTGGGGCCAATACGATAATTTTTTCATGTGACCAAACAGCGAAGCAAACCCGACTTGATGCCCAATATTAAGGGCACTGACAGCAGGAACTAACCCTAAGCTATCGGTCCCAACTGCGGCCCCATTGGTAGCCGCGACAAAACTGTCCGCTTTGTACGCAAAAGCTGTTTTGGTTGTGGTCTCATTTGTAAGTGTGACCCCAGTGCTTATGTTGGCTTGCGAGGAACCACTGGAATTAATAAACACGAATGGGATGGCGCTTGTGCTAATGTTAACATAAAGTCGGTTGTTTAATGTGGTATCGTTAACAGATATTACTGCTTTGCTAAAGGTGCTGGCCGTAGCAGCGTTAGATGAGTATTCAGCAAGAAACGCCCCTTCGCTGGCGTTGTACCAACTGCTAAAATTTGTCCCTGTCATTGATACAACGTCAGAGTTGCGCGTCAGGCTGGTCGTGGTCGTTGGGATGTAGCTGGTCGCAAATGCTCCTGCTTCGAGTTGTGCGCCCCAAAACAAAATATCCGCGGTCGTAGACGCGCCGACTGACCCGGCCAGCCGTAGCATAAAGTTAGCCCCGCTAGCGCCAGATACTGAAAACCGCGTAAATGAAGACGGTGTTACAGATATATTCTGGACATTGGAGCCAGTCAGAAGCTGGAGCGAATACGTGTTCGCGTCGTTGCTCTTTAAATAAACCGTGGCTGTGCGCGTATCGGTTCCGCCAATAAACTGAAAAACACGACTAAGATCACTGACAGTAGTGCCTGCGCCTCGGTTAAACTCAATGCGATCAGCAGTCGTAGTGCCATCTGGTGCAACGGCGAAGTTGGGTGTGACGACAGGGGCCACACCAGTGCCGGTTGCGTCTTTTGTCCACGCACTTTCGTTTGCGCCGGACGAATGCAAAAGCAAGTTTGCGCGTGTTTCTTCAATCAACAACCCTTTAGGCGCAAGTGTGGCGGGGTCGTAGTCGAAACGAGGCAAATTAGCGTTGACAGTCTCAATCAGGCCGCTGCTGTTGACGCGGGTAGCCGTGTTTAATGCCCGCGTGACAGTCACACGAGGATCAAGCACGCCAGTCGTAAAGTCCAGCGCAAGCCGAGGTAAAACCCGCTCGGTAGCGGTAGGTGCGTATGCAGGCGTTATCATGGGTTAGGCACCTTACGGACACGGATACGAATAGTCCCGCTTCCAAGATCAATCGTTCCGCCAGTTTCATTCTGAAAACGCACCGTGACGGTGTTGAGCGCAGTAACTTGGCCGTCCAAATTGATGCCTTGCGTATCAAGCGAAAACGAAATCTGATCGACGTAATCGCCAAGCGCCGCACCCGTTACGGTCACATCGGTTTCCGCGCCAGCACCATCGTTTAGGCTGGGTGGGTCATAAGTGGCTGAGGCAAACAAAATATAGCCTTGGTTTTCGCCGAACTCCGCTTCAGAAAACCCGCGAATACGTGCGGTCGATCCTGTCAAAGCGTTGTCAGCTACCCAGACATTCGTGTACGTTCCTACCCCAGTAAATTTGCGAACGCCGTGCGTCCCACCGCCTCCAACATTTCCAGTAATGGTCAACTGTGCAAAATTACCCGTTGCACCGGTCTGCACGCCAATTGCGTCCGTGGCGGCGGTCATGGTGATGCTGTTGTCGCGGACGCCACAGTTGTTAATGTCAGCGGTGTTGGCGTAGACATAGATGCCTTCGGCGCTGCTGCCGTAAATCGTATTGCCCGATATATCGACAGCCGAGATCGTCGCTGCTTCAGACAAAACATAGACGCCGCGACCAGTGCTGGAGATTACGGTGTTGTCTGAAATGTTTAGCCCGTTAATATCGCGGTTCGCAGTGTTCGACCGCGCTAAAATTCCGTGGTTCGCCGCATTCAGAACAGTGTTGCCCGTGATGTTGACGCCGCTAATCGTCCCAACGGTGCCAACTGGGAGAAGGTAGACGCCAAAAAGGCCGCTGTCACGGATTACGTTGCCCTTAACGGTTAAACCAGTTTGATTTTCAGGGCGGCGCGGCTCCAAAAAAACGCCATAGTTTTTGCAACCGATTAGGGTGTTGTCAGCGATGACAACGTCAAGGCCTTGCCATGTTATGCCATCAGAGTTGGTGCCGTTTTTGGCGGTCGCCGTGTTTCCGACAAAGTTCCAATACTGGCACGGGCTATGACCATCGTATGCGCTATCAAGGCCACCATAAGCATTGTTGCCAATGATGTTGACAAAGCGGTTTAAACCATAGCCACCAGTGTTCCCGCCGCCGCTAACGCCATGACGGCAATCAATGAACTTGTTGCCGATCACGTCGCCCCATTGGCTGCCGTCATAGATAGCTACACCATAACCAGTGCCAGCATTGTTGGAGCGATAGAATGAGCAATTGGTCGCGGAAAAATTAAGGGTGCTTTGGAAGGTCAAAGCCTCAAAATCGCCGTCCTCAAAAATGATGCTATCAACGTGAACATCGTTGCAGCGGTAAAACGTCAGCAACTTATCGTTCGTTCCAGAACCACGAATGGTGCCGCCACCAAAAACGCGGATATTGGAGACCGGGTTCAGCTTGCGAATAGACGCCGTGTCAGCCGTAGCATAATCACTCCACAGGCCGTCTTGAAGCGTAATTGATCCGCTGGAAGTCGATTTGACGATCTGGAACTCACCGTCTTTCTGCGCTGCGGGGTCGGGCTGCCGTTCAGAGTAGATCAGCACATAATCGCCAGCGGTAAAGGCAGCCTCGGCGCCTGCGGCTACCGCTACGCTAGTGTTGGTGCGTGAAGCATTAGACGCGAGCGGCACTGCCGTGCCCACGGTACCTTGCGCTTGCATTGCAATACCGCCCGACAAGGTGGCCACGTCAAGAACGGCTTTTGCGCCTATATTAAGATGCACGTTTGAAAGCAAAACTAACGCAGTGTCGATATTGTAGACACCTTCCGGGAACCAAAGTGTGCCGCCGCCAGCCGCGTTGAGCGCCGATATGACTGCGTTGATTGCTGGGCCGTCATCCGCCACGCCATCGCCTACAGCGCCGAAGTCCTTGACGGAGACGTATTGCTCCAGCTTGGTTTGGACGGTTTGCGCGGTGGCCCCGGTAAAGCCCGCAGTATACCCTACGTCGCTCGCGTCTACAGCCCCGGTGGTAGTTTGAA